AAAAAGTAAAGAAGGCACAACTACGTTTCTTAAAACGCTCACTACAGGAGTATTAATCATGGAACTAAAAGTCTTTTCTATTCATGACAAAGCTACACAGGCATTTAATCAACCTTTTTTCATGCTAACAAATTCAGAAGCAATACGCGCATTCCAAAACATGGCGCGTGACCCCAATTCTCAGATATCAAACAATCCGCTTGACTTCCATCTCTATAGATTGGGAACATACGACAACACAACCGGTGAAATAACAAATGACCTGCACGACTTAGGCGCTGCAGCACTATTCAAACAGGAAGATAACGTGGAAGAACTCTTCCCGGCTAAGGAGATACAGAAATGAGATCAGTTATGCAACATACATTCAGCAAGGTTCCTTCTGTCTCTGTACCTCGCTCTTCCTTCGACCGCTCTAGCGGTCATAAAACGGCATTTGATGCCGGTAAACTGGTTCCTATATTCTTTGATGAAGCCTTACCCGGTGATACCTTCAACTTAAAAATGTCCGCATTTGCTCGTATGAGTACGCCACTCTATCCGGTCATGGATAATCTGTACATGGACACATTTTTTTTCGCAGTGCCGCTGAGATTAGTTTGGGAATCGTTCCAGAAATTCATGGGTGAACAAACAGACCCAGGCGATTCTATAGACTTTCTAGTACCAACTATCACGGCTGATGCCGGTGGATTCGACGAAGAATCCGTCTATGATTATCTTGGGATTCCTACAAAAATAGCAGGACTCGAAGTCTCTGCGTTACCACTACGTGCGATGAATCTGATATGGAATTCCTGGTTTCGCGATCAAAACTTACAGGACTCATTAACGGTTAAAACTGATAACACAAATGACAACGAATCTGACTACGCACTTCTTTCGCGCGGAAAAAGACATGATTATTTTACGTCGTGCTTACCCTGGCCCCAAAAAGGCGAGTCTATTGATTTGCCATTAGGAACGACTGCACCAGTAACAGGGATTGGTACTGAAACAACAGTATTCACTAACGGCCCAAAAAATATCTATGAGACTGATGCTACAGGTAGCACAGCCTATGCAAAATACCAATTCAACACGTTTACTGAAGAAGACCCTAATAACGCAGGATACCCAAATATACGTGCTGATTTGAGTTCTGCAACAGCGGCAACAATTAACCAACTGCGCCAAGCCTTTCAAATACAAAGACTTTTAGAAAAAGACGCCCGTTCGGGGTCCCGTTACACCGAGATAATTCGCGGGCATTTCGGAGTCGTCTCACCTGACCAACGTTTACAACGCCCGGAATATCTAGGGGGCGGCAGTACACCGGTGAATATAAATCCTGTAGTTGTAACTGCTGACCCTGTAAATCCCGGGCTTGCAAAAATCGTAGGTGATACAGGTGCATTTTCAACTACATCAATAAATAATCATGGTTTCACAAAATCCTTTTCTGAACACTGCGTTATATTAGGATTTGCTAATGTTAGAGCCGATCTAACCTATCAACAAGGGTTAAATCGTTCTTGGTCACGTCAAACACGCTATGATTTCTATTGGCCATCACTCGCCCAAATTGGTGAACAGGCAGTACTCAATAAGGAAATCTATGCCCAAGGCACTGCCGGTGGTACTGATGATGACGAAGTCTTTGGTTATCAGGAACGCTATGCCGAATACCGCTATAAACCTTCAATTATTACCGGTGCCTTCCGATCTAACTACACCGGAACACTTGATTCCTGGCATTTGTCCCAGGAATTTAGCGCACTACCTACTCTGTCAGATTCATTTATAACTGACAATCCGCCAATGTCGCGTGTTCTGATTGCAGGTGCAACAGAACCAGACTTTATATTCGACTCATACTTTAAATTACGCTGTGTACGACCGATGCCGCTATACGGTGTACCTGGCATGATCGACCACTTCTGATGTTTGGCGCACTCGGATCTGCACTAGGAGCAGTTGGACCAGCATTAGTCACCGGCGGGCTATCTGCCCTCGGTGGCTACTTTCAAGGTCAAGCGTCACAGGCATCTGCTAAAGATCAGATGAAATTTCAGGAACGAATGTCGAATACATCGTTTCAGCGAGGAATGGCTGATCTTCGAAAAGCAGGTCTAAACCCAATACTCGCCGCCAAAGTCGGCGGCGCGTCAACCCCACAGGGTGCAGGCTATCAGATGCCTAATATTGGCGATGCCTTTGCATCTGGCGCACACTCTGCCGGTAGCCTGCGACAAATGATGGCCGGCACCGAAAAAACCAAGGAGGAAACTAAAAACGTACCAAAAGCGGGCGATCTGCTTTCTCAACAAATGCGTACTGCCCAGGCACAAGCGGAGGCATTACATGCCCAGGCAAGAAACTATAACTTCAATTCTGCAAAATCAAATGCAGAAACAATAAATCTGGAAAAAACAAATAAAATAATGGACCAAGCGGTAGCTAGTTCCAAACTTGAAGCAGAAATAGACCAAACTCAGTTTGGTAAAGTCATGCGATACTTAAACCGCCTAAACCCTTTTGGCAATTCAGCCAAGGGCTTATGGACTGTACCCAAACACTAGGAGATAAATATGACATTCAAGGCACCTGAAGAACAACCACGGCCCACCGTAGAGACTGGGCCTGGTCTAACCAAACAAAATATGGCCAAAGATACTGATATAAACTTTATAATGGCCAAATATCAAAAAACCGGCCTGGTTAACTTCGTTAACGAAAACCAGGCCGAATATATGGAAGCACCTGAAATGGACTTCCATCAAGCGATTGAATATATCGCTAAATCAAAAGAACTCTTTGATGAGATGCCTAGCAGTCTTCGAAAAAGGTTCAATCACGACCCTGGCGAATTCTTGGACTTTGTCCACAATGAAAACAACGCCGATGAAATGGTAAAACTCGGCCTAGCGAAGCGCACACCCGAGGAACCTCCAACGGCACCAGCAGAACCTGCTGAAAAACCGCCAGAGGTCGGAAATGCCCCATAAGGGGCAAAACAAGCTCCCGGAGCAAGCAGCACTTGTGCGCTTGTCCCGGGGGCAAGAGGGCGCGAATTGCGCCCCAAGGACAGTACCCTTCTAGATGTAACTGTCCGGACTGACACAAGTCAGTCCAAAACGACTAAAAGGAGTAAAAAACAAAAAGAAAGTCTTGACTTTCAAAACTTGATTCTCTACAATAGAAATTAAGGGTTAGGGTTTATCCTCAGGTTGGCACCTCCGGTCACACACGGCGACTCTGCTAAACGAAAAAACCCACTCTTTAAACTGGAGAATCAAAATGGCAAAATATGTTGGAATAAAATCAGGACACAGATACGTTAATATAAAAGATGATGGTTCATATACACTTGTTAAATCAGTTAAGCAGGCTATGCTTTGGCCTGTAGATTACAAACATTACATGGAAGAAGGATTACAAAAAATTAAGGAATCCGGATTAAACGTAAGATTGGTACTTATCGACGGTACAGGAGAATAGATATTATGCGTAGACGTAGAATGACAAACCGAAAATCTAAAAGGCTCTTTCGTCGCACTGGTTCAGCTTCACATAAGAAAAACTTTCGCGCCGCCCCGATGCGCGGTGGTATTAGGCTGTGATGTACAGTGCCATGCTACAGCCCCCTAAATGGCTTCAAGGCTCGCCACTTAAACGCATCCGGAAAGCGTGGTATCGTTTTCAATACGCAAGACGGATACGTAGACATGCCCGTGCAACTGCCCTGCGGCCAGTGCGTAGGATGCAGGCTCGAACGCAGCCGACAATGGGCGCTGCGCTGCGTACACGAAAACAGCCTCCACACGGAAAGCCAATTTATAACGCTAACCTACAACGAGGAGAATCTTCCACATCATGGTGGGCTAGAAAAAAGCCACTTTCAGAAATTCTTAAAAAGGTATAGGCAATATCTCCATCGAGAAGAACGAGGACAAAAAATCCGGTATTACATGTGCGGTGAGTACGGCGATGAAAATCTTCGCCCCCATTATCACGCGCTTATATTCGGACATAACTTTCCCGATAAGAAATTTTTCCGAAAAACCGATACAGGGCACGATCTACATACTTCTCATATTCTCGATCATTTATGGACACACGGATTTTGTAACATTGGCGAGGTCACTTTTGAGACTGCTGCTTATACAGCACGTTACGTTATGAAAAAACAAAATGGACGCTATCAGGATAATGCTAATAATATGTTTGGCCTTAGCCCTTACCATCGGGTTGATATGGTTACAGGAGAATACTTCGAAGTTGATCCCGAATATAACACCATGTCCAGAAACCCAGGACTCGGCAAGGGATGGTATGAAAAATACGGTGAGGAAACCTACCGCGATGATTACATCATCGAACGAGGAGTAAAAATGCAACCTCCAAAATACTACGATCAACAATATCAAGATATAGATATAATAAAAAAGCAGCGAAGGCGAAAGGCAGCAAAGCGAAACAAAGACAACACACCAGAAAGGCTATCTGTAAAAGAAAAAGTAAAGAAGGCACAACTACGTTTCTTAAAACGCTCACTACAGGAGTATTAATCATGGAACTAAAAGTCTTTTCTATTCATGACAAAGCTACACA